CCAGAGCGCTGTTGTTGTCGATGAAGTGGAGCAGCGGTTTATCTACCAAGTACTCCTTCCAAGTGTTCAAGGCAACCTGCAAGCAAAGAGCTCTACCAAATGTATGTGCTGACCCGAAGGTAACCAGGACGCGACAACATCAATAGGGACCTGGCACATGGTATGAAGCACCAGCGACAATGCAGGGACAAGGAGCACAGCTCCCACTGCATGGATAGGTGTACGTGAGGGATCGCTGGAACCGTCAGTGTAAAGTATCAGGTTCTCAGGAGCCGCATGGCTAATCTTTAATTCTCTTGCATATGATGCGTATGCTTCCGATGCGTACTTGGTTATACCAGCAGATTTGAGCAGTTGACTATTACCATTTTGAATGGCATAAGTAAGTGTCTGTGCCGTTTCAGTTGAGTTTGACTGGCTAATTACTGCCAAGTCCTGTGCTACACGAGCAAGGTCATCTGCCTTTGCCAAATCCATTTTGCCCTTGACGAAAAGCAAAGCAATTTCTTGCGATGCCTTCATCTCAATACCCATCTTGCGGATATCTTTAGCCGCACCTTTAATTGCCGCTCCACCGATTCCAGTAGATTTACCTACTGCTTCCATGGCAACATTCATTTCGGCAACATCAGCCGCAACTTGGAAAGCCGCTTTGCTCATGCGGATAAGGGCATAGCCCGTTGCGCCAGCCGCTACTCCAACACCAGTCAATCCTTTAGAAAGACCACTAACACTTGAACCTGCTGAGGAAACACCATTAACAAAATTCTTAACGGAATTGTTGGCAGTCTTAATTGATTTATTAAACGACGCTGTATTGAGCGCCAGTCCTAATTCAATTCCACCTGCTTGTATCGCCACTATCTTCTCCGTTTAGCCGCTTGTTCTCTTTCCCATGCTGTCAACTTGTCGTGTGCCGCCCAACCAACAAGTTCATCTGCACTAAGAGGCAAAGTGGACATTGAACCGAAAAGTAGTTCTTCTACTGTTCTTCCCAGTCTTTCGGCAAGAACGAAATAGTAGCGATACTCAGGGTCTTCTAACTGTCTTTTCCCTCTTCGTCAACCGCCTTTGCACTCATGCCCGATACTTCCATTACTTTTTGGGCAACAAGTTCAACTGCGGCAGCAGATTTATCTTGAAGAGAACCAATGTCTTCTTTACTGAACACTTTTTCGCCAGTTTCAGGGTCGTACACAGCGGCAATCAAGAGAAGTGGATACATCTTTTCCATATCCACTGTTCCATCAGGCTTAGAGCAGGTTGAAACTAGGCGACTGCGTTCAATTGCAGTCATTGTTCTGATATCTAGGTTGACTCCCCACTGTGGAACAGCAAGAAGATTACTTTCAATATCGTTGGCTTGTAGAATTCGGTCACGCAAGGACACTTTGTTCTCCTAATTTAGTTGTTGTTTGGGTTGTGATTATGACCAAGTACCACGAGTAATTGCACCCGTGACTTGAAGTTCTACTGATGCCGTAACCACATCTCCCACTGTAGCACCAACTTCATAAGAAGTCATGATTGCCTCACCCGAATACTTAACCAAGCCTGATGTTGAGCCTGCTGGGCCATATTCAAAAGAAAGGGTTGCTGACTGACCAAGAACTGCCGCAAGAGTGCTGTCTGCCGTAGCATCAAACTTTCCTGAAAGGCTGATGGTTGCGTCTGTGAGACCAGTGATGTACGACTTGGCTGAAGAACCAAAAGTCGTTGTTTCTGCTGTCTCTACAGAGCGTGGAAACGAAATGTCTTCCAAATATGCCGAATAGTCAACAAGCGAGCCTGCTGCGTTATCCAGTTTGAAAGCCGCTGATTTACCGTGTACAAATGCCATGATTTATTACTCCTATATTAGTTTTGTCTTGCGAAGTTAATGTGATATGTGAAGTTCCCAGCACCAGCAGGTGTTGCTACGGCTCTGAGATATCTGTTGACTGTTGTGCCATTGGCTACAGTCTTTCTCTCTGCCGTAACAACTGTTGTTGCTACGGAAGTGAAGGTAACTAAATCTACGAAAACAGCATCGTCTGAAGAGTGTTGTATCTTGCAAACAGTTGCGTCATCCATGGTGTTTGCAGTTACATGCAAAGTGGCAAATCCACCATTGGTAGAACTCGCACCATTGTCAACCGATGCACCTGTGGTTGTAGTTGTGATGGTTGCTAAAGCGGCGAGTGATACTGCATTGCCAACACCTGCATCAGCCTGAAACTCGGCATTTGCGGCAACTACATCGCCAACTGGCGAAGATACCTCATAAGAAGTGATTTTCCCAGTAGCAGAAAGAATCCGAGTGCCGATAGCCGTAGAACCCGATGGTGAAATAGAAATTACCGAACCATCATTAACACCGAAAACATCAGTCATTTCAGCGTCAATAGCATTTGCCGAACCATCAAACATGCCACTGAGACTAATTGTTCCGTCAGTTAAGCCCACAATGTATGACTTGGCGGTAGCGCCAAACGAGGTTGTTTCGGCTGTTTCCACAGAACGACTGACTGAAGCATCATTGAAATATGAAGATAGGTCAAATTCGTTGTGGAGAACTTGGGCAGACTTACCGTGAATAAAAGCCACTACTTCTTCTCCTTAGTTGCTTCTTTGGCTGGGGCTGGGGCTACTACTTTTTCATCAGACAAAACAATCAAGCCTTGCTCTAACAGCCAAGCGACTGATTTTGTAGGCAGGTCAGAAACAAGTTCGCCAGCCTCAACACGCTTGTTGCCGTAATCAATACCTGTCATCGCCATGTATGTTGCCATTAGTACTCCCGAATATACCAAGCAGTATCGGAAGGACTGAGGCGACAAGCGCACGATTGGCAGTCAAGCCGAGACCACAAGGGTACGAAATAAGTTGTGAGGTAAACATACATCTGACATTGTAAAAAAAGCAAGTCAATCTTTGTTGTTTTTTGCCTTACACCTCTGACATATGATTATCCATGGTCGGGTTAACTTTTCCGCCAATAATTTATCGCAACGCCAACACCTAGGCTTTTCATCAGTTTTTGGCTCATCGCCATATACATCGGGATACCCAACCATTATGGGGTTACTCTAATTACATCAAAATTGCAGGTAAAAATAGACCTACGGTTAACATCTCTTTCCAACAAGGCAGGGTTAGAAACTGCTTCAACTCTCAAATACAAAACGCCACTAATTGTCGTATTGGAAATTGCCGTAAGCACTCTGTAAACGCTGTCTGCCAGTGTGCGACCATTAGAATATGATGTGTTACGCAAAAGGAACTGTAGTTGTGGTCTTTCAAGAGTGGGTAGGTTGTTAGCACCCATGGTGAAGTTAGGTGGCGCACCTGAATTCTCATACAAAGTTACACAGTTATCAACATTTTCAGGCATAAGCGAATAGAAAAGGTTAGTGCCAAGGGTTAGCGTACCCAACTGAGCATCTAAGTGACCACCTAGGTCTTCAAGAATTGACACTATGGCTTCCTTCTACTTTTAGCCCTACGCTCTACCGCTTTTGCAATTCTTACCGCCATGCCTTTAATTGCAATGTTTGCTGGAATAGAAAGATATTTATTCTTACCTTGACCATAACTCTTAGGGTATTCGTGAACAGTTGCCGCATATTTTGATGCCGCACCACCATAGCCAAGAGTTACAGTGACCTTATCTTTTTCAATTACAGGCTTCAAAACAGTTCCACTATTACGAAGAGTACCCGTATCTACTGGCACATAATACCTTTTTGATGCCGTCATAATCGCTTCACCCTCTTGATATAAGGAAATAGCGGCATCTTCAACTACAGCATCTTTTATTTTGCTGAAGTCAACATTGATTTTTTTAACATAAATAAGAGGTTTCATAAGAACGAAACCACCGTATGTTCTAAACCAATAACTTCTGTATGTACCGAAATGTTAGAAATTTCAGGAGTTGAACCATCAGGCAAAGTGATTTTGTCACGAAGAGTGATTGAAGTATCTGCAATAAACGCCTGTTTAGGGCGTGATTCTTCATTTATCTGATTACCCATGCTGATGTTTTGGTTAGGTTCAACATAAGCCGATGCAGTTCTCGTAGTTGTATATGTGTCTTCGCCATAATTGTTTTTAGATGCAAAAGATGCAATCGTGACAGTGTGAGGCATGAACCCTGATAACTGCTTATCAATTGCCATTACACTCTCCGATAATCAAATGGCGATTCATCTCCAGGATATGCACGAGGATTATCATGCTGACCTTTACGACCAAAGGTTGTTTCACGGTCAGTATCAAGTTCAACCGCTTCTTTAGCGGAACGACCAAATCCTGATATGAATGGTGAGACTGGTACAAGTTCATCCTTGGCAAGCAAATTGTCTGCCAACTCTAAGTATTGACGGTATTTAGCACTAAAATCTGCCTGAAGACCACCAATAGAACGAGACATAAGACGGGCAAACTTAGCCGCAATTGCCCTAGCGGATTCAGAGGCAACACGATTGATATTGCCATGAACAGTGACCAAATAGGCTATTTCTTCATTAGAAATGAGTTGGTCATTAGTGTCGGTGTCACCGATAAGAAAACGAACAGCATCGCCTGATGAGTTTGCTGGGTTTCCTGAATAAGTCCAAGTCATAAAACACTCCTAATCCAATCATAGAATGGTTGAAGTGTTTTTAGAAAGTCGTTATGCAGACTTGCGAGATGTTTTTGCTTTTGGCTTCACATCTTTTTCCCTAGAAGAATCTTGAATGAAACGGCGAACCGTACCATCCTTCTGCACCTCTTCTTCAGGAACTTCTGCACCATATGGAAGTGGGGCAATGTAACGGCGATTTACAAGAGTGTTCGTGTGAATCCATCCAGTTGAATCCACCACCTGACCTCGTTCGTAGCGAATACCATTACCATCAAACGGGCGTAGAACTACCACCCATTTAGTTTTAGGTGTAACTGATTCTATTAGAGGGTCTTTGACGGTCACGATGGACACTTTCTCTTAGTAGTTATGAGACTCTGTACCAAACAACTGTGTTTGTGGCTGATACACGAACCTTGAAAATGGCGCTTGTTGCGGCATCTACTGTTCCCGAGCCAACGATAGTCGCACCAGTACCAGCAGTGATAACAAGTGGGTGAGTTGCGGCGGCAAGGTTAATTACTGCCACATCAAAAGTGTCACCAACTTTGTATCCCTTCAACGCCGCACAAGTAAGAGTTCCAGTTGGAATTGTCTTAGCCCGTGATGCAGTTGGAGTACCGACAAGCAATCCACCATTGGTTACTACTTGTGTAGCCGTCAAAGTTTCTGCCGCATCAGTAAGAGAACTAACGGTTGTCTTTACCGTGTGCGTGTTAGTAGCAGTAACGCCGTTAACTCGCAACGAACCCATCAAGCCTTTGCCTTTAGAAAAAAGATTCATTTTCTTTTGCTCCTTTCAGGAACTTAGAATCAGGCTACGCAAGAAGCGAAGAAGTAACCAAGGTCACTTGCAATTACCTTGTTATCCCAGCCCATTTGAGCCTCAATGCGGTCTGCACGAAGTTCAGGCATACGGAATCGGGTAATTCCAATGTTTGCACCCATGCCGTCAGAGACACCACGCCATGCGAAAGTGTAACCAGCAGAAGGGGTCAAAAGGCCAGGAGTTGGGGCAACATAGTACAGCGCCGCATTTTTGCCAGCGATGTTGCTAAACGAGTTAGCCGCACCTTCTGCACCAGTGTTGCGGATTGCACGAGCAACCAAGATTCGGTCAACACCGAAGAAACGAGCAAGGATGTCTTCAGTGACATTCTCTGCACTCGTGTACTTCACACGGTCAACAATGTCAGGATGGTGACGAAGTTGACGGAATACATCGTATCCCAAGACGAGAGTGTTAGGCAGGTAGCCAGTGCTGTTAAGCATGGTTGCCTTACCAGTTTCAACATCGCCAATTGGGTCAGATGCAGTGTAGTCACTCCACAAGTTTGATGGCGTGGTATCAGTTGCCCAAATGCCCGACTGGAAGAAGTCCGTAGTGAACTGAACCTCTTGGCGCATAAGCATACGCTGTGTCACGAATGTCGTGGCATCACGGTCAGGGTTCAATGGAGTGTCAGCGTTCGCACGAACTTGGTCATCAACATCCTTGTGGAAGGCATAGACGAGGCGGTCGCTCGAGCCG